TACTATTAACAGGTCTGACAGTGGGGCGGGTTCGGACGTTGTTGCGATTATGGCGGCGATAACTCGCGCGGATACTGGTGCAGCAAGCGAAGCTCTGGCAATACTTGCAGCTATCGCAGTGGCGGATACCGGCAGTAGCAGCGAGCAGGTCGCACTCATCGCATACGTTTCAGTGTCTGACACAGTCACCGCCAGTGACGCAGTCGCAGTTCTAGCGGCCATTGCGCGGTCAGACTCGGGGATTGCCACGGACGCGGTCGCAGTCATGGCACATATCGCAGTAAGTGACTCAGGGGTGGCAAGCGAGGCGCTGGCCTTTCTCGTCACTATGTCCCTTGCTGACAACGGCGGAGACGACGACACGGTCGCAATCCTTGCACACATAGGAGTGAGCGACCACGTAAATGCAGCAGACGCCCTGGCCGTGGCGTTTTTCATCGCTGTACAAGACTCAACGCCGCATGGCGTAGACGCCCTCAGTTTCCTCATTAGCCCATCAGTTTCGGACAGCATATCCGGCAGTGATGCAGTAAGCTCGGTAGAGATATTTCGTAAAATGCTCAATGACGCAGGACAGGGCAATGATGCTATAGCGGGGGAGTTTATACGTTTGAGTATTTCGGAGCATGGCACTGGGTCAGACCTCGTAAATCTCGTGAAAAGAATATACCCCTACGTCAAAAGAACAAGCCCCTACACTAAGCTTAAGCCATAAATTATGACGCTAATTACGCCTAAAGGATACACGAACATTGACGCCATCGAAGCATATTTGCTTATCGACATTGCCCAATATTTCGAGGAGCAGGTAAACGAGTGGGTCGCACAGGTAGAGAAGTATATTGAAAATGTCACCAACCGTAGTTCTTTCATCGCTGATGCTAGCGCAACTGCTCGGTATTATGACGGTGATAATACACGTGAGCTCTTTATAGACGACGCAGTAGAAATTACCGAGATTAGCCTAGGAACGGGAGACGACGCCACAATCTACGTGCCCGCTGACCTGCGCGAAGACTACTTGCTTTATCCGAACAACGCCATCGTCGATAAAAAACCCTACACCTCTGTCAAACTCACCGGCGGAATCTTCCCGCGGGGCGATCAAAACATTAAAATAACCGCGAAATGGGGTTACTCAGTTGTTGTGCCAGCTGACATTAAATTGGTAGCCACCATATTGGTATCAGACATAATCGAAGAATCAATGTCGGCTGAAGGCGAAGTACAGAGCATGAGCATTGGTCGTTACTCAGTTACCTATAAGACTGAAGAACGCTGGCAGTCTCTCCCGGAAGTAAAGGCCATGATTGAAAATTATCGTTCGTACAAGAACTTCTAATTATGCTCGATATTGCCCTAAATTACGACCGTGAGGTGGTAGTAAAACGCCTCACGGAAATAGTAGATACTGACAAAGACGCTTATACCACGCACATTGACGGAGTTTCTTGCCATATTCAACCCCTCGATGAGTCGTACTCTGAGGACGTACAGGGTAACTTCGGAAAAGACTGGCTCATGTTCTGTCCGGTCGCGGACATCCTCGAAGACGACAAAATCGTGGATGGTGAGCAAGAGTATAAAGTGGTGGGTGTCGAAATCTTCAATTTTCTTGGCATGGATAGGCATATGGAGGCGAGATTAAGACGTTTTTACCCATAGTATGGAAATCAAAATAAAGGTTGAGGGCCTGAAAGAGATCATCGAAGCGCTGGAAAAAGCTCCACAGATTACAATCAATGAGTTGGAAAAGGCAGTCAAAAAGACTTTGCTTAGCATCCAGAGTAATGCGATTAAAGAGGCCCCGGCGAACAAGGAAATAGGACAGGGCGCACGCTTGCGGCAGAGCTTCTTCGTGAGAATGACTAACAAGATGAGTGGTTACCTGTATAACCGGCAACCCTACGCGATCTACGTGCATGAGGGCACACGACCTCACGAAATCAGGCCGAAAGACAAGAAGGTGCTTGCCAACCGGCGCACTGGGCAAATCTTCGGTAAGGTAGTTCACCATCCCGGTACAAAACCGAATCCGTTCTTTATTCGCGCTGTGGAGCGCAGCAAGAGCCAGATCGAGAAGAACTTCAACGATGTAATCAGAGCAGTGCAAGCGCTCTTTCCCAAAAGCTAGAAACTTGAGATAATACAGGTATGAGTACTACACCTTCACAAATCAGGGACTTACTAGTTGAAAAACTAGAGTCTCTCGAACAAGATAGCCAGTCAATCTTCGTGGACATATTCCCGAACGCCGACGCCAATTTTACCGGCTACCCGAGCGCGAGTGTTGAATACGCGGGTGGTGAGGGGCAAGTGCTCGACACCCACACGAACGAAAGAACTCACCGGTTTGTTATCTCGATGTATCACGCAGTGAACGAAGAGGTGGACAAGGCGACGGTCAATGACCGGCTACTCGCGATTATCGGCCAGGTGATTGAATCATTCGATAAAGACCGTGACTTGGGTGGAGAGGTAATGATTGTCAACGTCACAAAAATAAACTCAAGCACGAAGGTTGCGGCGGGCGCATGGCGCTTTGCTGAAATCATGGTTGACGTGCGGGTACTTGTTCCTAACTATTAACCTATGAAATACCGCAACAAATCAGAGCGTGACCTCGTGATCGTCGGGTACGGCATTGTCCCTTCAGGACACGTAGCTGACCTTCCTTTCGAGATTAACAACGCGAATTTTGAAAAGGTAGAAGAGGCAAAGAAAGAGAAGGTTTAAAAAATATAGATCATTAACAACTCAATTTTATGGTAAATTATCTTGCCGACAAATCATACCTCGCGGTCAAACCGCAGAGCACGCCTACGGGCGTTGTTATTCCGACCAACTTCCTTGCGATGGTGTCGGAATCTATCCGTGTTAACCCCAACTTCACCGCTGACCGCCGCATTAAGGGCCTCAGCTGGGAATCTGACGAGCTCTTGAAGGGCCCGCGCATGATTGAGGGTGATATCACGATCCTTTGTAATCCTGATGAGCTCGGCCATCTTTTGAACATGACCTACCTTAAAGGTAGCACCACCGGCGACGCCACCAACGGCTACACGCATCCTTTCACAGTTGGCGACGGTGACAGTTATACGCTCGAAATCTCGCGCGGCAACGCTGCACAGCGTATCTGGGGCGCACGCGCTGAATCGCTCAAAATCTCTTTTGCAGACAACAAAATGCAGGCCGTTGTGTCGATTAAAGCGCTCGGCCAGTTCTATACCGCCTCTCTCGGCGTCGCCCTCTCTGGCGCGAGCACGAGCGCGGTTCTTTCCACTGACTCTGACTTGCGCCCGGCTGATGGGCTGGTAATCGGCGACACTATCAGCATCAACGGCACGCAGGTTGTCTTGACCAGCGTAAACGCTGATGGGAAGACGGTTGGTTTTTCTTCCACTTCCATCACGGCAAGCGTCGGTGCCTCGGTGTATCTGGTCGCTCAGACTGTATCGCTTCCGACGTACCACGAACCCTTCTACTACGGCAATACGCTCGTAGGTCTTGGTGTTGATACTACCGCCGCCGACACCGCCGCTGCCTCTCGTTCTACTGCGACCCCGTGCTACAACCTCTCGATGATGTTCAACAACAACCTTCTTGACGCTCCAGCCTCTGGTTATACCGGCCCGGCAGTGCTCTTGAACCAGGTCCGCAGCGCTGACCTCGAACTCGAAACCCTCTTTACCGACCCGGCTTCCTACATGAAGTGGCTTGAACTCACGAAACGGGCAGCTACGATTATCACTACCGGCCGCTTTATTAAGACTGACCAGACCACCAGCGAGCTTCTGACCGTCAAATTCCACAAGCTCAAGGCAATGGAAAACGAAGAGCCGCTCGATGTTGGTCAGTACATCTTCGACAAGCAAAAATTGAAGGCGCTCTACGACAATAGCGACGCCGCCGCCGTTGAAATCACTCTGGTCAATCGTACCGCTGGTACGTCCTACTAAAAAATATGAAAATCTCGGAGATCATTAAAAAGAAAGTCGTCGAAGTACGCGGAGTAAACATCGTCGTATCCCCCAACATGCCATGGCAGGACTATGTCGAAGGCACCAAGATTGAGGACGTAGAGGAGCGCGGCATATTCATCATTGCAAAAAGCATTGAGTCGTGGAACATCGAAGGCGAAGACGGCAAACCGCTCGCCATCACGCCCGACACCGTGCGGATGCTCCCGGTCTGGATTATGCAGCCGGTCATGGCAGCCATGGCCGAGCTACAAGAGATTAAAGAGAAAAAAAAAACCAAGCCGTCAAAGACTTAGTATTTTTTCTGAAGGGGGTCGATAATCGGCCCCCTATCGGGTATATAAACTACTTTCTTTGTAAAGAAATGGGCTGGAGCTACCAGGAACTACTGGCCACCCCCCGTGAAGTAGTCGAAGAGTTCCTCGAAGTTATAAAGATTGTTAAAAAGGTAGACAAAAAACATGCCAGGGACTAACTCAGAATCCACAATCGGCGTATCACTGACCGTCGTCAAGAACGAGGTAGTGCCAGCTTTAAAAAATACTTCTGAAGAGGCCCGAAAAGCTGAAGCCCAAATGAGGAGGACTGCCACAGGCGCAGGCGGTCTTGGCGCTGCTTTGAAAAGTCTCGGGGTTGCCGCTCTCGCATATCAAGGTTTGGGTATCTTATTCAACGTAGTGAAGGACGGCGCTAAATCCATGCTCGAAGATGAGTCAGCTACGCGAGCGCTTACCGGGACGCTTACGAACTTAGGTCTAGAATCTGAGAAAACGAAGAAACAAATTGACGACTTCGTGGAGGCTCAAGGCAAGCTTGGTCAGGGTGGAAGCGACACAGAAAACGGACTTGCCAAGCTGGTGAGCATCACGGGCGACGTGAGCCAGGCTATCACGCTTTCAGCACTGGCTTCAGACCTCGCCGCATCCCACATGGGGACATACGCGGAGAACGTCGATCTTTTACAAACTATCCTAATGGGTAAGGGTCAGAAAGCTCTGGAGGCATACGGCATCAGAATGGCGAAAAATTCGACCGTGTCAGAGCAGCTCATAGCTTTAAATAATCGTGTCACTACGACTCAAGAGCAGCTTGCAGATACTACGGAAGGACAGATAAATCGTCTTAATGAGATATGGAGTAATTTTAAGACGAACCTTGCAAAGATCGGTTTGTGGTTTGGCAACACTTTTGTCGTTAACTGGGTTGACGACATGGCTACGATGGGCCGAGCAGTTTCTAGTGTTGCGAAAACAGTTGTTGACGATTGGGTGTGGGCGATAAACGGAATAGAAAAAGCCTATAACAATGGATTAAAGAAGAAATCGGGGGGTGGCTTGGTCGGGGCAATGGCCGGAAACATCCTGTCCGATAAAGGAATCTATACTCCGCCACCTGTTCCGCCAGAAATTAAAGCAGGTGCAGCGGCAGCGAATGCCGCAAAAAACAACGGTAGAATATCGGCAAGTCTTTTAGATGCGATTGGTAAAGGTTACAAAACTCAGGCAGAAGAAGGCGTGAAGGGTGCCGACAAGACCAAAGACGCTTTCCGAGAGATGAGCAAGGCAGTGCTCGACGCTCTTAGAGATCAGCAAAAAGAAATTGACAACCTTAGCGCTGCGCAAAAAAAACTCACTACGCAGCTTGACGAGGACATCGCCAAGTCAAACGAAAAGTATCAGACCGACGCCACCGAGATTGCCCGTCGCGCGAAGCAGCGTATTGAAGAGATCGGCAAGCAGATTGAGGACGAAAACAGCACCATGTCTGAAGGCTTCAGGGGGCGTATCGAAGAACTCAAAGCGGAAATGGCAAAAGAGCAGGCTATCATTGACCAGGCCGGAACGATTAACGCGAACCTCAAGCAGGATATCGCGAAAAATGACCTCCAGATATTACAAGACTCGCACGAAAAGGAACTGGCCGAAATCAGAAGCCAGAACGAAAAGAAAAGAAAGGAAGCAGAGGACGAAATCAATGCGCGCAAATTCCAGATCAACCGCATCGGCGCGAATCTCTACGACCCAAACTTTTACAAGAACTCAAGCGCCGAAGCAAACTCATTCCTCGGATCAATCGGACAAGGCCAAATGCAGCAAGCACTTGTTTTCAACTTCAACGGCACCGTGGCCGGAGACGAAGGGGTAAAAGAAATCATCACGCAGGCAATCTCGGAAATTAACCGACAAGCAACCGTTCAGAAAGTAGGCGGCAAATAATCCTATGGCATCCATTCAATTCGACTCAACCGAAATCTTGAACAGCACGTACAACCCGCGCTTTGTTAAGCATGAGAGCAATCCTGACCGGCAGCTTAATAGCGCGGAGTTGACGCGCGAAGACGGAGAGGCTTTTATCTCGGAGAAATTCGGAAAAAAAGTCATTCAGCTTCAGGGGGTTTTAGTCGGTACGTCGCAGGCTGACCTTGAGAGTAAGATAAATACGTTTAAAGAATTATTCTCAAGGCCCGAAAAGAATCTAGATATTGACTGGAACGGCTCGACTATTCGATACGTCGCGACCTGTACAAGCCACCTCTTCGACCGCGACCACTTCCACATTGCTTTCGTGCCGTGGACGGCGGAATTTACTGTATTGAGTGGGGAGGGTAAGGATACGAGCACCACGACCGCCCGGAACCAGCAAGCCTTGACCACGACGACGCCCGTGACTGACAGTTTCACATTTTCAGGCAGTAAGCCCGGCAAGCCGCTTATTACCATTCAAGGCAATAACTTCACCGGAGCGACTAAAGGCATTGAGTACCTGAACACCGACACGAACGAGAAGATCGTCATTACGCGCAACGATACATGGGGAACGACCGACACGATCAAGATTGATTGCGCGACGCGAAAGGTGACCGGAAATCTGAATGCTCTTATCTACACCGAGTACCCATTTTATGGGGTATTCCCAAGTTTCAGGATCGGCACAAACAACGTGCAAATCTCGGTCGGCGGGATCGTAAATCAGACCACGAGCGAACTACTGGCCTCGAACGTCGGCAGCGGCAGCA